ATGCGGGCGAGCCAGATCAACAAGCTTTCAGCTCGGAAGGTTGAGACCGTCAAAGATGCCGGAAGGCATAGCGATGGAGGCGGCCTCTACCTCAATGTGAGTGCGACCGGCTCGAAGAGTTGGGTCTTCATGTACAACTGGAACAAGCGCCGGGTTGAGATCGGCCTAGGCAGCGTTCGTGACATGCCACTCGCAACAGCCAGAGCCAAGGCACAGGAGCTTAGGGAAGGGCTGACGCTGGGCATTGACCCTAAGACAGCCAAACGGGCCTCAGCCGCCGCCGCTGCAGCCGTGCTGACCTTCGGCGAGCTTGCCGAACAGTTCATCAAAGACAATGAGGCCGGATGGCGCAATCTCAAGCATGTCGACCAATGGCGCTACACCCTTAGCGTTCGCCGCGACGACAGCGGGGCATTCCTGCCCAGTGATGGCTACTGCGTTTCCCTGCGCGGCAAGGCACCTGACCAGATCGGCACCGAAGATATACTTTCGATCCTAAAGCCGATCTGGCACGAAAAGCCTGAGACCGCCCGCCGTATGCAGGGCCGCATTGAACGCGTCTTAGATGCCGCCAAGGCTCGCAATCTTCGCAGCGGGGAAAATCCGGCCCGGTGGAAGGGGCACTTGGACAAGCTGCTGACGAAGAAGGCAAAGCTTAAGCGAGGCCACCATGCGGCAATGCCTTATTCCGAGGTAGGCACCTTCCTGAACACGCTCATGTTCAATCCTTCATCGTCTAACCTGGCCTTGGCGTTCACCATTCTGACCGCCGCCCGCAGTGGCGAGACAATGGGAGCAACATGGGCGGAGATCGATTTAGCCGCTGGCACATGGACAGTGCCAGCGGATCGAATGAAGGGAAACAAAATTCACGTCGTACCCCTGCCCCCAACGGCGCAGCGGATCCTTGAAGTCATGGCGACTAAGCGCCGTGAGGGCTTTAATTTCATCTTCCCCGGGATGCAGGGCAAGTCCGGCCGGTTAAGCGTTATGGCACTTGCTATGTCAATGCGCCGGCATAAGGCAGGCGACTATACTGTGCATGGGTTCCGCTCTGCGTTTCGTGATTGGGCGGGCGACGAAACCACATTCGCCCGCGACGATATCGAGCAGTGCCTTGCTCACTCCATCGGCAACGAAGTGGAAAAGGCTTATCGGCGCGGCACGGCATTGGACAAGCGCCGGACCATAATGACGGCTTGGGATAACTTCCTATCTGGCCGTGAGGTAGAGAAAGTAACGCCTATTCGTCGCCGCGTAGCTGCTTCACCTGCTCAGGGGTGATGCGGCGCGGGCCGCGCTTAACTGCAAACAGGTCAGGCGTTTTCTGATCCTTGACCACTCGTTCAAGGATGTCAAAAGCCTCGTCACGTGCCTCTGATATGGCAGTTGTCATCTCATCATTTAGAAGGCCCCGGCTCCCGATGGCCATCTCTAGACTCTCGATCAGTGTGTCCAAAATGGTGCCGACCTGATCGTTCCACTTTTCTGGCGCGGGCTCTGTGAATCGTACCCCCACCCCACCTATAGGCGAAGGTTCACCATCTGCAATAAAGGAAACACCGGCCTGCTCGATCGCCTTCTGTATGGCCCGTACCGAGCTCTCTTGAGCCCGTGCATTGTCATCGTCGCGCTCGAACCTCTTTACTGTCTCCACAGATACGCCGGCCATCGCCGCCAGGCTGCTCTGATCTATCTTGAGAAGCGCCCGAGCCGTTCGAACTTGCAAGGGGGTTACCAGCAGTGACACTTTTAAGTTCTCCTAATCCAACTTCAAAGTTCTCGATATTGACAAGAACCATTAAGTGTGAGACAAAGCCTCTACACGATGCTTAAACGAAGGAGAGACTCTTTGGAAGATACATATCGCTCGATGAAGGAAATCACTGCCAAGCGCGGGATTTCCGATAAGACCGTCTACTCGTGGATCAAAAAAGGCCTGTTCCCCAAAGGGGAGAAGGTCGGACCTAAGGCCGTGCGCTGGAAGGATTCCGTTGTCGAGGAAGCCTTTGCCCGTATGGCTGAAGGGAATGCCTGATGGGAGAGGAACATGCTTCCGGTCCTATTGTCCGGCTCAATGACGTCCAAGCGGCTCTCTATGTCGCAACGCATCTGATCCGAGGAGCGGATTACAATGCCGACTATGAAGAGATTAAAATGGCGACGCGGGCTAAGTTCGACCCGACGCTAACTGATCCAGATCTCTTTAGTCTGTCTCAGGCATTCGCCGAACTGATTCACTCAACTCGATAATGACCCGGGCGGCCTAGCCGCCCTCTACTCCCTCAACATCAACGGAGATTTTCAACATGTCACCTGCCATGTCCAGCGAAGCTATGCCTTGTCGCCGCGTTCGCCGTGCCCGCTTGAAGCAGGCGGTAATCGCACGAACCGACCACGATCTTAGCCAGTGGAATGAGGACGCTGATTCTCTCCCGATAACCGCACATGCCGCGTTCGTAGATCCGCTCGTTGAGACCCGCGCCTTGTTGGAGGGTCTAGAAGCGATGATAGCGCTCAACTTCAAGGGCGCTGCAGCTGATGCGGTTCTGTGTATGACCACCACTGCGCAAGTCCAATTGGCGGCGGCCTTGGCAGCTTTGGAAAAGTACTCATGATGGCAGTAGTGGAGTAGGTGTCCCATGTACCAATTCCCGGAAGAACTGGGCATTCTCAGGACCTGGCTGGCTGCTCACGGACATGACGTGAACAGTATCGTTTCAGAGCGGCAGGCTGCCTTCCACGCGCAGATGTTGGCGGGCACCTACCATAAATTTCCCAGCAAAGGACAGTCTTGTCGGAGCTTCCTGCTCCAGATTCAAGCCACAGTTGTCAAGCGGTCGCAAGATCGTCGTAGTGAGCCGAAACAGGCTGTTCCACGTCGCGGGCGCTCTTCCGAGGCCTCGCTTGCGCTGGTCCCATCGGCCCGATCGACCAATGCGGATCACGTTTTCTATACCGATGGTTGCTGCAGCCCAAACCCAGGCGCGGGGGGATGGGCGTATGTCGACTACCACGAAGCGTATGAGACATGGATAGCGTACGGAGGCGAGCGCACCACTACCAATAACCGCATGGAACTGACTGCATTGGTGAATTGTCTCGAATGGATCTGGATCCCCTTCCGAGACGAGCCCACCATTGTTCATACCGACAGCCAATATGCCCTTAAAGTGGCGACGGTATGGGGCAAAGCATGGGCAGCGCGCGGTTGGAAGCGAAAAGGAGGCCAGATCGAAAATATCGACCTGGTGAAACGCACCCACAAGCTGATGCAGGACTTGCCCCAAGTATCTGTCGAGTGGGTCCGGGGCCATGCTGGAGAGACTGGGAACGAGCGGGCCGACGAGTTGGCCGAACAGGGGCGATTGCTGGCGATGTCGGCAAATGACAATGAAGGTGTGGCGGCTTGAAGCACTGGGAAGGCCCCGGACAGGACATCGCCGCTCGTGGTGATACGGTCTGGGGCTATTTCGCCCTTGATGATTATGTCACTCAGCGGAGCAAGCACGACCTCGCAAGGCCATTCGTTCGGGCTTTCCAGCGCTGGAACGAGGTCAAGCGGCTCATGAAGCATCGCGTTGCCGCCGGCCAGGTAGGCTGGAAGGATGCTCACGGATGGATAGCGGTGATCAGCAACATTTTGGGAGCCACTCAAGTCGTGACAAAGCGCGGCCCTACTGTGAAACATTTGGAGTGGTTCTGCGCGCTGATGAAGATGCCGCCCTTTGAACATGCTGCATATCCGTTCGTGAACGACAGCGAAGTGCTCTTGTCAGCTCGAGCGGCTGGGATGGCGCTGCACCTGACTAAGGACGAGCGGACAGAACTGAAGATCCGCACAATTGACGCTGAGGATGAACTGAAGCGCGATCGAGAACGCCGGCTGAATAGAGAAGCCGCAAAGCGAGCCAGACGGAAGAAGGGTGCAAAGCCGAGGTCAGAGAGCATGACTGCAAAGGCCAGGGCTTTGGGTATCAGCCTGTCAACCTACAAGCGGCGGATAGCAAAGGGTGACCCGATTACGTCATGACACCTAAGAAAGAGTATTAGGAGAACGTGACGCAAGTGGTTCACCGCGAGCAGGCCGGGCGGGACGCGTTGCGCCCTCTGGGATGCGGACCTTGCAGGTCCACAACCCGCCCTATCTCAGCGACAGAGCCGGCGCCTTTTTGTAGATGTGTTTTCAAAACATCTATTCCCACCCGCATGGGGCCTCGATGCACTTCCAGCCACCTACGGCGAAGCTTGGTCTTGCAGTCAGTCAACTCGCAAGCAGCGCGGCGTCAGCGCTTCCTGTATTTTGGTGACGGCTCTTCCGGTATATCTTGGACAGCTTCGATGCCCTTCTGATTGATTTGCCAGTACTGCACGTTGCCGTGTTCGTCGTTACGAGTGCTAACGTAACCTCGTGCCTTTAGCGCCCCATGCGTTCTGAACGTTACTCCTGCCATTACATTCGCATCGAGCCATTGGTCACGACGTCGGTAGAGTTCCCACAGCGCAACTTTCTCCCACTTGCCCAGCGGGCTCTTGCGTATCTCCGCTCGCTCCCTTGCATCCTCTCTGGCCCGACGTCGATCACGTGCGGGGCCTTCAGGCATTTCTGTCCAGCTTGAGTATCGCTTCGGACGAAAAGGCTTAGTTGCCGCGGCTTCTTGTCTCCCTTGGGCGATTAACTCGGGAAATACAACTTCCAGCATGCCTTGCCATGCTTCCAAGTCAGGAGTCTTGTCGCCGGCAATATCGAAATAGCGATCGATCGCATGTCGATCCCAAAGCGCATGAGAGCCGATCAGAACTGGTGCTGGTAGCCTGCCTTCGCCAACTAGTGCCATGAAAGCATTCAAGCTGATCCCGACATACTGCGCTGCTTTCTGCGGCGTGAGCCCCCTCGGCGTCAGGTCAGAGCTATGTTCATGAGCCATCTTGGACTGCTCTACCTCTGCATCAACCAACCACCTCCAAGCACATGTCTCACTTAAGACTCTATGGGTCGTTAAGCGGTCCAGCTAGGATTGTTTATGGTAGTTAGCTGCGCCACTGCCACCGGCAGTAACGCTAATGCTTGTAAAGACAGATCTAACTAAACGCTAGTCTATAAGATCAAGTGATTATAAAATCAGATGAAGTCAGCAAACTTATGCCGACGCCCTGAAGCACAATTACATCACCATTGTTGATGTGAAGCCAAGTGTCTCCATTCATCTCTTGAGCGCCGGCCATTACTTCCGAGAAATTTCGTTCCAAAGCTCGGTTGATGTGGATCTTATCAACCCCGACTTGGAAATCGGTTACCAGATCTGATCCAGTGCGACGTGAGTAGCTCTCGTCAAACACAAACAGGTCCTCACCCTGACCACCTTCGAGAGTATCATTTCCCTCTCTGTTCACGAACGTATCATTCCCGTCCCCACCATAGATGAAGTCATCACCGGATTCGTCGTGGAGGTAGTCGTCTCCGTTTTCGCCGAACAACGTGTCATTGCCAGCGTCTCCGTACAGATAATCTGCACCGTCGCCTCCGAACAGAAGATCGTTTCCATCATATGTTCCGATATAATCGTTGCCAGCACCGCCGCGGAACTCATCGTACAGCTCGGTGCCATAAAGCTGATCGTCCCATTCGGTCCCTGTTCGGGTCACACCGCCGGAAGAGTTCGCAAAGGCAATACGGAAGACATCTTCTTTGGTGAGAAGATTGCCTACACTATCCATTAAGATTTCAACCCCATCCTCAGTCCCGGTTCGGAGGTAGTCCTCGATAACAATGGTGCCTTGATTACTAGATCCAGGTGCCGACTCAGCGACTGAAATGAGCAAGTCGTTGCCGCTAGCCGATAAAGTGACTCCGCTCTGCAGATTGATACCGCTCAGTTGCAATATGTCTTCAGCCCCACCACTGTCATCTTCTCGGATGACGTCATCACCGTCACCATATCGATAACGATAAGTGTCATTGCCCAGTCCGCCAATGAGCTCGTCATTACCAGCCTCACCGATCAGGGTGTCGGTGTTGTCACTACCGCCGAGAACATTGTTTCCGTCATCACCTACGACAGGTGCTTCTGCTTCAACAAAATCTACGAGCCATCCATCAGGCTTGAGGGTAGTTGAAACATCAACATTTAACCAATCTAAACGTTCTGCCGCCTCAGGTGGGACCGTCCAAAATGACTCCCGCCACTCCCCTGTGGTTAGATTCTGTGTTCCGAATTGGATCTCCGGAATCGTTATTCCTAGATCTCCGTTTTCCCAACCGATTAGTCTGAGAACTTCTGTGAGATCGTTTTTGTCAGCTGCGTAGCCGGTGAACACGTGAAGAACACCGTCCTCGTACTGAAACAGGAAGTCATTAGCCGAATCGTACACGATATACTTAGTGTCTCTATAAAGAGGATCAGGTATATCAATATACCATTCGTAGTCATCAGTCTTAATTGCAAGTGGGTTCCCGAGTTCAACTCCGTTTATTTTAACGGTATCGTTTTTGGAATTGACCACAAGCGCGCCGGCGATATAAGCATCCTCTGGCATTTCGTCTTGAATGGCTTTGTAAATATCGCCCTGGATTAGATCTTCTTCACTTATGCCTTCGTCTTCAACCAAGGTAAGATAGTAGAAATCACTACCAGAAAGTTCTATTGTGCCATCTCCCCCACTCACAAATACTCCCTGTGAGTTTTTGAACGTGTCGCCGCCTCCTCCACCGAAAGCAGCTCCCACCTCATCAAAGGTGTCAGCACCGGCGCCTCCAGAAGCGTATCCTACGCCCTCGAAAGTGTCGTTCCCGTCTAATCCCCAGGCGCCCACCCAATCCCACTCGTTATAGAACTCAGGATCATGGATGAAGGTGTCAGACCCTTCAGAGCCGACGAGCATGTCCACTCCGCCACCGGTATTGATGGTGAAACCTGAAGCGTTTTCGCTGGATGCGATAATCACGTCATTTCCGCTACTGGCCTTTATATCCGTCGCACCACCAGAGACCCAAAACAAACTGGCTGACTGATCCAATTCGCTGCTAGCAACAAAGCTAGCTGGTCCGCCCAAGTCGAAGCCCGCTGTGTCGATCATGTCCATCAAGCCGGCAGCGTCCATAAGGTCACGCCAATCTTGATTTAATTCGGCTTCAGTAAAGATGTACTCGGTGATTTCTTCGCGTAAGGCATCTTCGTTTAACGACCCCCCACCTACTGCTGTCCACGTCTCATCTGACAGGTCGACATTCACGACATTGGCTGTTTGACTATTTTGATGATTGAGAACTCCGGAGCTTGCCCCATCGCTAGCACCGCTGAGCGCCGCAGCACCGGCATAAACTGTGGCGAAGTCCGCTAACATCTGCGCAACTGCATCGGAATCGCTTGAGTTGTTTGATGCTAACGAGAGGGCATCGCCAATATCTGTCGCATCGTTGAGCAGTGCGCCCAATGCTAGATCGCCCGCAGGGCCTCCGCTACTAAATCCTGAATACGCGATAGCCCTTATCATGTGATCGGCCAAGCCTGACCCGCCAAAGTCACTCTGAGCTGAGGAGAAGCCAGCCCTTTGCGCAACCGTATTGTCAAAAAGACTTTTGAGCACGTAAGACCCGCCGTCTTCCCAACCTCCGGGAGCGGGCAGATCACTTCGGTATTGCTCAGCCTTGAGCAATATGGCCGCTAGGGCTGGATTATGAAGATCTACCGGCGACAAATCAGTATCCCCAGAAGGAGGAATAAGCCACTGCTTGCCAGCTACAGCTAAGAAGGAGGTCGCATCGCCTTCAACGTGGAATGCTCGATAGGTTGATACTGGATCTACAATATCCGCATATGTCACGTCAGGTCCATAAACTATATCCTTCCAGTATAGACCTACAGGATCAGGAGGAGCAGAGAACGCATTTAGAATGGCCGCGTAGATCTCTCCGATGCCAAATGCAAAAGTTGGTGTGTCGAAAATTACCGCGGTCCGATGATGGAACGCGCTAACAATTCCGGCTAAAACTCCTCCTAGTGAATGACCAACCAAAACAATCGGGTCGTTTGTTGCTGCGTCCACAGCTTTGTAGAAAGCAAAGGCGTCGGCGAGTTGGGAAGAGAGGGTCGCGAAGGGAGTGGCCGCTGTCCAACCAGAGAACGAATCTTGAGGGATTTGGTCCGTGCCGCGGTAAGCAATCACGACTTGGCCGTCTTGCTGGTATGCATATGCATGGAAGTCAGGGCCATGCGACTCGTCGAAAAACTGAGTATTGCCTGGGAGTTGTGTAGTGCCCCCCTGAGGGTTGCTTGATCTTTCGTATGCGTCCATCGCTAAAATGGCGTAGTTGAGATTTGCACTCACAGTTCGTACATCCTTCCGTTGCCCAGTTCAGTTGAGAAGTCGAGAAGCTTAAATCCCATGCCGGAGCTTCGCGCGCTGGCGCCAACCTGTCCGGTGGCAACGTCGGTCATGGCGAAATCTAAATCGCGGAGCCATGGAAGTTTCTGGTCAATCCCTGTGCGGATCGGCAATGAGCTACGCTGCACCTCGAGAGATCGAAGACAGACTGAAGGACAAGCGCCACTTGGATCGGGAGCGCTATAAGCCAACTCTCGAATACTTGACGGATCTTCAAGGTCACCGATTTCTATGAGAGTCGGCAGTCTCGCTTCTGCTGATGTTCCAACTTCGCAGGGCCCAACAAATTGTTCACGTAGCCAAGCCAATGACTGAGATACGGAGTACGGCCCTACAGGTTCACACAAGCTTGGATAGTGCCCGACATTGTACCCAGTACCGGCTGGCTTCTCCCGACGCAAAACGAACAGGCTGCGGCTGCCGCCTTCCAGCGCAAAAGCTTCGCCACTCACCCTAAATTGACGTGACGCGCTGGTCGGAAACTTGGCAATCCAACTTTCCATGTTCCAAATAGAGGAGCCTGTGTAGCGAACGCCTTCAACGTCGTATTCAGCACGAATTTCAAAGTTTAGATTAGCGCTATCTTGCACGTAAGACCTATAGAGTGGCTCTCCCAAACCGATGACCAGCAGGAAAACTGCTGTAGCTGCTATCGCACTCACAAGAGTTACTTTAACCCAGAGCTTCGACTTACGAGCATGCATCACTACTGACGCCAAAGCCCTCTCCCCAGCCAGTTATCGGTCGCTGTGTTTGGCGCCTTAGTGCCAAGTAGGATCAGATAATCTAGAGTTCCCGCAATAGTCGCCGCGCCGTGAGATTTCCAATCTATTGCTGAAGAGCAATCAATTGTTGACATCCGCTATTGGTGTCCTGCGCGGCTATCAATAAAAGCACGAGTTGCTGCCGTCGAAAACAGGTCATTGTGGCAGCCGGAATGGGGCAGGCTCGCGGAAGGGGAGGGATTAGATTGACCTTGGCTCAAGACCCTTCTCCAGACGGCGGCACCATAGTAGGTTTTTGAGAAACGAGGAGGGGATTCGTTGACCGCTGAAGTATGCGTTATGAACCGGCTAGCGGTGGTACTCGCTGCAGACAGTGCCACTACCGTCACGAGAGCCACATCTCAAGGCGAGGAGGAGCGGTACTTCAAGGGCGCTAACAAAATCTTCCAATTGTCTGACCAGCATCCGGTCGGACTCATGATTTTTGACTCAGCAGACCTACTTAGCGTGCCGTGGGAGATTGTGATCAAATGCTTTCGCAGGCAGCTCGGTGATCAGTCCTTCAACGATTTAGTCGGCTATGCAAACGAGTTCTTCAACTATCTTAGTGACGATAGACGCTTGTTCCCCGACGACGTTCGCCGCACGCGGCTAGTTGACGTCGCCCTGAGGGTTGCCTTGCGGGCAATCGTTCCAGCCGAGGAGACTAAACCAGAGGATTTCGCAGCGAGCGCCGCTGCAGAGATCGAGCAGCTCGCGGCGGCAGTAGATGCTTCCGCCTATCCGGACGGTATCGACGACGCGTTCGCAAAAGAAGCTGTTGCGACCATTCTTGGAGAACTTGTAGAACGGATTGAGCTGTATCGTAAGCATCTGCCCGAGGCGATGCCTGAGGATGTTGGCCGAGTTGCTGAGCTCGCCGTTCGCACTGTATTGCAGGACCCTGGAGAGTATTTCGGCACCACCGGTCTGGTTTTTGCCGGCTACGGTGAACACGACGTTTTCCCACAGATGATTGAGTTCAGCGGCCTCGGCATTCTCCTGGGCAGACATGTTGCCGTTGAAGTCTCATCTATGAAAATTGACTATGACGTCCCCGCCTGGATGCGCGCGTTTGCCCAAACATCCATGAGCGACACATTCACTCTAGGCATGAGCGGGGACGTCTATTCCTCTGTGATGAAGGCCGTTGGTTCTGGCCTGGAGCAAGTAGCCTCGGAGGTGTGTGAGGCTGCGGGCGTCGCGCCAGCCGAGCTGAAAGACCTTGAAAGTATTCTTGATCGCGGTAGAAGCCGCATCAGTAAGTCCGTGCTTGATGAGGCACGCGATCAGCATGCCACTCCTATGCGGAGCATCTTAGGTGTCTTGCCGATTGATGAGATGGCAGAACTCGCAGAAACCTTAATCAACCTTCAATCGTTGAAGGAGAAGGTAACCAGGCCTTCTGAAACCGTTGGTGGACCGGTAGACGTTGCTGTGATCACCAAAAGTGAGGGCTTGATATGGATGAAGCGGAAGCACTACTTTAAACCCGAGCTAAATTCGCGCTACCTTGCAAGGCAAGCCGCTGCTCTTAAGGACTAGGGGAACCCGATGGCACATGACGAAAGCATTGTTGAGCTTCTAAAGGAAGTCGAACGGCGCCCAAGCAAGCCGCCGAAGACCTCTGAACGCAAAGCCGACGAAGGAGAGTACGCTAGGTTTCTTGATCGCTTCTCACGCTCTTCCGAGCGCGAGGCTGACTTGCCGCGTCATTTTCGGACGGCTTGATCTTAGCATTGTTCTAACCGCTGATATCTTTGAAGATGCCGGACCTTTTAGGAGGTCCGGTTTTTGGTGGGCCGGCTCAAGTCGGCAGCGCAGGCTACCTCGAATGGTAGCGCACCTGCTTCGGGAGCAGGGGGTCGAGTGTTCGAATCACTCTACTCCGACCAATAGAACCGGGCCTCTGCGGAGGTCCGGTTTTTAGTTCCCGACACCTTTCCCGACACCTTCACGAACTTCAAAACTCAGCGTACTTCTTCGTGGCGGAGGACAGATGCTATGACACGCGAGGATATCGTAAAGAAGTTGGGAGATGGCTGGACGGTGGCCGGCTACTCAAAAGTGATTTTAGCAGGAGGTACTGAGGCGCATTCGATACTTCTGCAAAAAGGTACTCGCCTCGAGATCGCGAATCTCATCACCAATGGTAATCAAGAGATTGGGCGCAACACGGTTTATGTGTCTTGAGTGGAAGGGCGATCTGTCAAAGATGGAGGGCTAACTGACGGGCGCATACACCCTAGCCGACGTGCGGGCTGAGAAGATCGAGATCATGTGTGATCGTTGCGGGAGGCGTGGTGTCTTGTCCGTTGCTACCTTGATAGCCAAGCATGGCTTCTTCCAGGTCATGCCTGAAGTGTTGCGCCAGATCACGATCGAAGGCAAATGCCCCAATATCGACAACCATGCGAACATGTGCCGAGCCAAGTTCACCAAAGAGACGGTGCTCTCTTGGACCAAGCCGGAGGATATGGACTATGCGCGAAAGCTGCAGCCGTAACCGTTAGCGAGCGAAGTTAAACGTCTAGGACATCGACGGGAGTAAGCTGCCGAGCGTCCGTAGGCGGCGGCCACAGCCCTGCCCTCCCGGCCGGTTCCCGGATCAACTCAACTGGCTCCTGCCGCCATGGTCCGGCAGGATCACAATCAAAGCATTTGACCATTAGCATCGGTATCGAGCCGACCCGCTGCAGTTCCCAACTGGCTGGCTTGTGGCAAGATGGGCAGATGCAGATCAACTGCCTCCCCTTTCGCGGAGCCGCCGCTCTACCTCTTCCGCGATCTCCTTCTCGCGCTGCTCGTCTTCCATACGATGCTCGTAGGTGTCCGCAAATTTGGTCAGGGCCTTGGCTGCCTCTTCCTGCGCCTTGGCTGTAGACTCGAGGTGCATGTTCGTTCGCACCTGTTGCTGGACCAAAAGCCCGGTCTGCTCAATTAAAGCCTTGACCGGCCCCATGTCGGCAAGCTGGCCAGCAACGGCAAACTCTTTAGTCGTGGTGGTCTGGGTACTGGGCTTGCGACCGCTCAAGTAAGAGAATGCAGAATAGACGGCTACGATGATCACGAAGATCGCTGTGCCGACAGCCTGAAAGGTGGGGTCAAGTCCTTCTATCGTGGGCACGGCTCTTACGCCTTTCGTCACCGAGAGTGCCCAGAGTTGTCCTGACACACCAAATGCTGAGAACGAAGGGGAGCGGGTAGATCCCCGATCCTGATGTTTGAACAGCAGACACGGACATCCAGACCTGACCCCAGACGAAGCACGCGCCAAGCGCTGCGGCGCATCGCACATAAGGTGATATGCGGGAGTAGATGGTATCTGCAAAGGTGCCGTTGACGGTGAGAGCGATGAGCCAGAAGCCACCTGAGAGCATACTTATGATGCCCCAGGAGTCCTCAGCTGCTTCAGCAGGTATGCCGAGCCAATCGGCCATTCTGACCATGCCGGCCCAAGCTGCAGCATTGGTCCAGGCTTGACCGGGCTGGGCAATGGTCCAGCCCCAGTACATGCCTATTCCAGCCATGGCCCACTCGACAACGCGATCATCAAAGTGACGATGAATGCCGGTGACGACGCGAAGAAACATGGCTCACTTGCCCTTGAGGATGTCCGATAGGGACTTGCGCGGCGCTGTGACCTCGATAGCCTTGCCGTCAACCTTTGCCACCTCTTTCGGCTTAACCGTTGAGCGATAGCTAACCACCTGGGCATAGACCCACAGGGCGAAGCCAATAGCGGCGCCGATCGTCAGTCCACCGCCCTGCCCCGACAGCACATCGGTAACGAACTGGCGATGCTCCGGAGGCATGGAATTGTAGAAGGTGATCAGAGTGATGATGATGCCCGAGAACTCAGGGATGCGGCGGATGATCCATTGAGTGGCGACGTTGTTCAGCATGGTCGGTCCTTTCAGAATACGGGAGTGAAAACAGCAAGCGTGACCAGCACGGCCGCGATGACAACAGCAGCGATGAGCCATCCCGGGATTGCCGGCCGCTTGAAGTTGGATGGTTGTTTGGTGGGCTCTGCACCAGGCGAGACGGTCGGCACCTCGACAGGCGCTTCAGGCTGCATCGGCACATCCAGAGGCACCGACACAGGCGTAGCGAACGCGGCGCGCAGCTCCTTGCTCACATCAATCTTGACGGCACTGGACCAAACCGGCGTCATCTTCTTGGTGAGCTTGGTGTACTCGGTCATCTTGCCGTTGTGCGACCACTTGCCATTGAAGAACAGGTCGCGCTCCTTGCGGCGCCGATCGGTGATCTCAGGCGGGTTGTTCCAGTTCATGAAAGCAGCTTTGGCTTCCTCGATCTTGCCCTGCTTCCACAGCGAGACCCACAAGGCTTTCTCGATCGAGCCCGTGTTCCAATGGAACGACAGCGCCGCGGCGAACTGGCCTTTGTTGATCGGGTAACCCTTGAATGCTCGGTATACGCCGGCGGCATAGTTGCCGAGTGCCCAGGCAAAGAGGTTCATGCAGTGCTGCAGCGGGGCGGGCTTGCCAATGTACCGTTCGACCTTGTGACCCGTGGCATTGGTCATCCCTACGCACCAGGTCAGCACGCCAACGCTGTCCTTGTAGGTTTGGCGGATCAAGGCTTCATGGCTGGCCACTTCCATGGCCACGTCGAAATCGACGGCCGGAAGCGCCACGCCGGATGGCATGTTCATGGTAGTCTCCAATGGTGTGAGAGGATTGAACCGTGGCGCCCGACGCAGTTACTGTGCGGCGGCCAGGAGGCTCAGCATGGATGGTTGGTGGATCTGGCTAGTCTGGGGCGTTGCGGCTTATCTGGCAGCCGTCTTGGTCTGGGTGGCGCTAGGCGTTTAGCCATGAAAAAGCCCCGCACAGTGGCGGGGCTAATTGCATGGGATCGGATGGGCTTAACGCTTCCGAGGATTAGACAGCAGCTTGGCTTCTAGCTTAGCGAGACGCGATGCCAGATTCGCAACAGTGTCCGGCTCAGCCGCCTGCATGTTCTGTTTCATCCGTTCAAGCTCTTCAGGTGATTCTTCATGCTCGAATAGGGCATAATGAAGTGCTGGCTCATAAAAGCTGAGCAGCGTCCTGGTGAACTCACGCAAAGGAACATTGTATGCCTTGGCAAAGGCCGCATATTGAGCAGACGGGACCCGACCGCGCCCGGATTCAAGCTGTGAGATGAAAGTATAGAACTCCAAACCAAGCGCCTTAGCGACCTGGCTCTGGCTCATGCCTGCACTTTCGCGCAGAGATTTGAGCCAGCGGCCGCCCTTAACGCGCAGTTCCACCATCTCATCTGACTTGTCCGACACTTTCAACATCGCCTGACCCCTATACGGCAGAAAGTATAAACTGCCGTGCTTTTGCTGTTAAGGTGCATATAGGGGCAAACGGGCAACAGTGTAAAGCCTGTACACTATCCTTAGTGGAACTTACCGTTAACAAGGCTGTTAACGCCAGTTTTCCGGTGCTTTACATATAGACCGTCTGCTCAACAAACGTGCACTGCCATCAACAATCCCCCTTGACGACGCATATAGCAGAAGCTTATCACATCGGCCGACTGCTAAGGTCACTCACAAGAGGAATCACACCACCATGGCAACTATCCAGGGTATTTACATCGCGCTGTTCGGCCGTCCTGCCGATCCAGCCGGTCTGGCTTTCTTCAACCAGGCCACCAACAATGGTCAGAACCTGTCCGCTATTGGCGATCTGTCGGCTTCCGACGAATACCAGGACCGCTTTGAAGGTCTGAACAACGTTCAGATCGTCACCAAGATCTACCAGGACCTGTTCGGCCGCGATCCAGACGCTGCTGGTCTGGCCTTCTTTGTTGCCCAGCTGAACTCGGGCGCACAGAACATCAACACTATCGCCATCAACATCCTTGACGGCGCTCAGGGTGCTGACCGCGAAATCGTAGACAACAAGATCGCTGCTGCGAACCTGTTCACTGCTGAGATCAACACTGCAATCGAAGTAGGCTCTTACACTGGCGATATCGCTGAAGAGCAGGGCCGTGCTTACATCTCGGCTGTGACTGCTGACGACACCACCGTACCGACCCAAGCTGAGGCTGCTGCTGCGGTTCAGGCCGTTGTTGACGCTGGCGCTGCAGGCAATACCTTTGATTTGGCTTCCGGTCAGGACGTTAGCACTTCTGCGACGACTGTGCTCAATGGCGAACTGACCACCAACAGCAACGACACCGTCACAGTGACTGGCGCTTATGTTGCTGCCACCGATATTAATGCCGGCCTTGGCACCGACCGCGTCAACATCAGCCTTGCTGCTAGCCAGAACCTGACTGCTACTTCGCTGGTTGGCGTCGAGCGCCTCTATGTTGATCCAACGGCAAACGTGTCCCTGACTGTTACTGCTGTTGAAGGTATCGAGCAGTTGTGGGCATCGGGAACCGGTGGCTTCAATCTTACCTTCAACAACATTGAAGACACGAGCATTGTTGGTGGCGTGGAAGGAACAAACGGCGATGTTTTGTTTGACTACGATACCACCGGTGACACTGACGCAGCGACTATCGTCTTGAATGGCGACGCAACTGGCGTCAATGTCGACGAAATTGAAGCTTTGACACTCAACGTTCAGGGTGCCTCAGACATCGGCGACTTGACTGTCACCTCTGCCTCAACAGTGGACATCACCGGCACGGGTGATCTTTCCTTCACGCTCGACGGCATTGGCGCTGCTCCAGACGACCGTGCCGTGATTGATGCATCTGCTCATGTTGGCAAGTTCAACATCGACGTCGACGGCTACTACGATGTTGATATCGTCGGTGGTGCTCAGAACGACACCTTTACCATTACTGCCGATAACGAAGGTAACACGATCACCGGCGGTTCGGGTTCTGACCTGTTCGACGTTGGTGCGCTTTCGAACATTGACGACATCGCAGCTGCATCTGTCGAAGAAGACTTGATCTCGATCACTGACTTCAACGGTTCGGCTGACGTGCTCCGTCTCGACCTGACTGGCGCTTTGGACGTGTTCAACAACGTTGAATCCGCTAACGTGACCGGCGCTGCAAACCTGCAAGCTGCTCTGGTTGCTGCCGGTGCTGCAACCTCGGCTTCCAACTACTCGATCTTCGAGTACGACGGCGCCACCTACATCTACCAGAACGATGCTGTTGCTGGCTTTAGCGCTAACGACGGGGTGATCGAACTCGTCGGCTTCACCGGCGATTTGACCGCAGCAAACTTCAACGCTATCTAAGTTTCCTTGAGTGACTGCAGAGAAGGCGGGGGAAACCCCGCCTTTTTTGTTTATGCCTTCCGCTTCTTTCCAAAGAAAAAGAACGCCGCCCCTGCGGTCATCACACCGATAGCTGCGAGGGTGGCGGCGAACACATCTTGAACCGCAATGCAACGCCACAACTCATAATTGGCGATCAGGAACTCCTGCACGCTGGTGCCGGTGGCGAAAGCCTCGTCGTGCACATCGCAGCACGTTTGCCATGAGAGCCCGCCCCAGCCATTGAGAAACAGGGTGCAGCCGTCATTCTCGAACATTGCCACCCTTCTCGCCCTTGTCACCTAGCGGGCCACGTACTTCACCGAGTTCCAGGGATTGTCTGCGAGCCGCAGCCGCTTCCGCAACCAGAACAATCGCTTGGCGCAACAAGCCACACTCTGGGTGCCAGCCTCGTTGCTTCTCTGCTAATCCCAGCGCAGCCACTAACGCGTCGCTTGCTCCATTAATTTCCCTATCAACGGCTGACGGGTCGACTTCTCCAACGCACCCCATTACTCCGGCCAATCCTGTCCGATGGTTCCTTCAAGCGCATCAAGCGCCGCATGGGTGTGCGCCCCATCGATCTGGTCGCACTTCCACCAGACCGTCTGGACCAAGGAAGCAACCCAGTCGAACAGCCCCGTAAGGATGCCCATGGCTTGGGCATAGCTAACCATCAAGGTGTCGTTACTCTCCGGTCGGAACTTGGCGCCCTGGACGTCGCCTGCCCCAGCAATGACGGCTGCGGTGTACGCTGAAAGCGAAGCCATCCAGTTCTTTTCGTCGTCGTTTTCTGGCGTGGCATCGCGCAGCTGCAAAACCTGCAGATTTGGTGCATCATCGGTGCCGAAGTTGACCTCAAACCCGCCGCGACGGATTGCCATGCCATGGGCGCGGACGCGGGTTTTCAGATCCTCCTTGCGCTCGGCAATTGTCGGCTGTGGCTTGTTCTTGGTTACATGGACGAACTTGACCATGCCATTGACGAGCTGCACGACCTGGCCAGTGCTGACCTTGCCCTCCGGAACAGCGTCAGCTGGCTCGGCAGAATGGAGGCCAATGGCTGCAAGTTGCGCCTTGCTCCAAGCCTGTTCGATCGAGAGCGGGTGCCGGACGTCGCCAATGGCTTCGCCCGCCCAAGGAGCAAAGCTCCCCGAGGTTTCAAGATAAAGGGTCATAGGACTGTCCAATCAGTATATTTGCATCAGAGCCGCAATTTTGGCCGTAGTGGCGCCCCACACAAAGTCTCTTGTTCCCAAAGGTCCGGCAGGGTTGCTCGTGCCTTCGTACAACTTGGATGTCGGGCCATTTGAGGTAGACAACTGAACTAAATCCGAGGGGACGGAAGACACAATGCCGGTGGAGGAGTCCATGCATGTCATCGCCAATAATGATCCTAACCGTGTCGGAGTTATTGACGGTGCTGAGACAGTGGTATTACTTGAGGTAGCGCCGGGGGTTCCGACGACGTCCACCCCAGTGGCTTTGCTCCAAGCCGCGTAGTGATAAGATTTATTGCCTACACCAGTCCAAGTGGGCGAAACCAACTGCCCATCGGTCGAGGCTATTCTAGTGACCACGTAGATACTGATGTCTGTGCCAAACACATAGGCCAAGCGTAAAGTCCATCCGCTTGGGGTGTTCATAGCGAAGGCGTTGGTGCAAGTAGCAAACAGGACCAACAGATCACCTGCCAACTGACCAGTAATTGCAGGGAGGTTACCAGGAGATTGTAGGCTCGAAGTGAACGCCGCGGCACCACGAAATTCCGGTGGCTCAGCAGATGCAGATCCTGCCATCAGCATGTTGTTCCAGATCATGCCACACCGACCTTGCTCAGCTGGAAGTCGATGCGGGTTGAGGACACCACTTCATAGTCAATGCGGAACTTGGCGTTTGCAGCCGTAGGAGCGGCGGGAGCGGCAACGGCGTCAATCGGGAACCACAGATTGCCGAAGCTTAGCGTTCGCCCGCCCGTCGCATCCTGAACACATGCAATGCTGCCTTTCATTCCAACATAGGTGGCAATGTCTGACGGGTTCGGCAGCGTGGCGTTCGTGCCCAGCGTCAGGGTCCGGCTGTTGCCGCCCGCTAGAGTGAAGGCGAGCGATGAAGCACTCGCGAGAGCGACAGGGGCTGTCCACTGCGAAGCAGTGAAGTTCTGCGCCACGTCTGTCTTGGCAGTGTCAGTGTCGTAGGCTTGAATGTCGACACCAACCTCCAAGTCCAACAACACGCGCATCGCGGCATAGTCGGCTGCCGACAGCAATGCGCGACCGTTGGCTGAAGCATTCGTGATGTCTGCTGCTGTGATCGCGAGCAGCGTCTTCATGGCGCCATAGTTTGCGGCCGACATCAACGACCGGCCGTTAGCGGATGCATCGGTGATATCGGCAACAGCGATAGCAAGAGCCGACTTCAATGCCGTTGCTGTAACAGTGCCGGTAAGCCCGGCCACTGCCAGCACAGTATCAGTCGGTGTGCGAAGTTCTTTCCAGTTCGCCAGTGTCGTTGCTGGGGAAGCCCCAAGGGCAAAAGTCTTGTTCAGATCAGTGCGGATCGCAATGTCGCCGACCTGGGCCGTAAGGGCAAGCATCGCCGCTTGGCTAGCCACTTCGAACACATCAGTGACAGCAATGGCAGGAAGGATCGATGCATTGAGAAGGCCACTGCCATCGAGCAGCGGAATATTGCCTGCACCCGTCCCCGTGTTGAGCGTAGCAGCCGTGCCAAGGCCTGTGATGGTGGTGACCGACTGCGTGCCGGTATGGGTAGATCGATCCCGCAGTTGAGCGTCTGTAGCGTTCGCCGTTGCACCAGTCGCAATGGCAGCAAGCTTTATGCGCTCTGCGGCAAGCAGGATTTTCTTGGTTGCGCCTTCGTCCATGTTCTCCATGTTGAAGGCATCGGCGCCCTTGCCGGTCGGGTCATAGGTGGCTGTCACCATATCGCCAGCGCCGCTACCGGCCGGGCCTTGCGCACCCTTTTGGGCGTTTAGCATCCAATTGGCTGAAGGTGGCTGGCTGCCGATGTTAGCAGCACGGGCGATATAGCTGGAGCCGTCGAACTCAACGACATTATTTACGGCATAATTCGAGCCGATCAGCCAAGCGCCGCGAGGCGTAAAGCCGACCTCAATAGGTACTGCGGCATCAACATAGGCATTAGCCAGGGCCCTAATTGTCCCAGCAGTGCCAGCACTTGCGAGAACCTTGTCGCCAGCAGTAACGTTGATCTTGGCAAACTCGTATTCCTCGCCTGCCGCAAGGTTCTTGCTGCGCACTGTGCTGGTCACACCTGTGGCGAACTTGAAAAGCTTGATGGTGACGGCAATTGTGCCGCCCGAATAGTTCTCGAACTGCAGACCGTGCACCGATCCCTCAAGAGTGGCCGGGCATTCATAAATTAGCGTGTCCGCCGTGCCGATCGCAATCGGCGCGCTCACAAAGGTCATAGCGATGTTTCCTTGAGGATTAAGAGCCGAACACGAGGGCGGCAGCGATAGGATGCATGGGCTTACCAGTGACCCCGGACCACGGCACAGACTCAGCGGCGTCCACTATGCCGTCGCCATCAGTGTCATAGATGGCCACCAGCATGTCGCCAGAGCCTGCTCCGGCTGGGCCTGCCACGCCGGGTGGGCCTTGAATTCCCTGGCTGCCTTGCGGTCCAGGGATGCCCTGTTCACCTTGCGGCCCGCGAGCCGCGAACAGGTCCCAGAACGTCGGATGTTGAGCACCAGTACCAGGCGCGGTATCGGAGTTCGAGGTATGGGCCACTTTGGCAACCCATGCCTGATTGCTGGCGTAAACCACATCGCGAACGGCATAGACCGTGCTCAAAGTGTGTACGGATCGCCAGATGAAGCCGGGTCCGATTGGGCCGGCAACGCCTTGGACGCCCTGGTTACCTTGATCGCCCTTGACCCCCTGCGGCCCTTGGTTGCCTTGATCCCCCTTGACCCCCTGAATGCCTTGCGGCCCCTGATCCCCCTGCGGCCCAGCCTCGCCTTGTGGCCCAACCGCGCCCGCTGGACCCTGAATGCCTTGTTCGCCTTCGGGACCTTGCGGTCCGATGTCGCCCTGATCGCCTTTATCCCCTTTACCAAAGGGCACGCCAAGGGACCAATTACCCGCAGCACCAACTCGGAAAAAGAGGAACACGCCAGTCTGGCCTGATCCGTTGGAGTCTGTGGCAACGAACGCAAAGTTCGCGGGCTGATTGTTGTAAGTCGCTCGATCGGCAAACAGCCCAATGGCGTCAACCGAGAAGCTGTCGCCTTTGTCTCCCTTTTCGCCACGGAGCGACCCTTGCAGCGTGTATGCCCCAGCAGCCTTTGCATAGAGCGTGCCATTTGAGCTGTTTATGTAGCTGTCCCCATTGAGGCCCAATGCATTGTTCGGCACACCAGCGCCGACGCGAAGGGTAGAACCGTTGGTGCCTGTCGCGCCCTTGATGTTGCCGATAAGTGCCCAGGTCGTTGCGCCGTTCTTGCGGTAGACGCCCCAAGTCTGCACATCGATATAGAGATTGTTGACCTGACCCAAACCGGAACTGGGTGCACCATTTCCGGAGAGAATAGGCTGGCTGACAACGACCGTGCCATCATCAAACTGGCCAAGGATGCGGATCTCTTCCGCCACCTCTTCAGCCAACTCCGTCCGATCACCCCAGCCGATCGGCATGTGCACGATGGTGTAGGATTTGCCCGTGCTCGTAGTGCCGTCGAATGGCATCGTCAGCTCGACGGTGGCCGTATCAGTGATCGAGGCGAGGTAGTTGGCTGAAGCGCCCTGGATATGAAACAGGTCGCCCGGCTTCATATTGATGATCGACGCGAGAGCGCCACCAGCAAAGGTCACCGTGCGGGAGCCGTTAGTGGCGCCTACCGTGCCGGCGGAATAGGTATTTTCGGACATCAGGCTTGCTCCTGCCAATGGTGGTCTTGCTGGAAGTCAGGTGGAATAGGGGTCATGGCTTCGATACGGTTGGACGCCGCACGGACGCCGGCTATCCATGCGCTCATCTCTGCGCTGCCGCCCTCGGCCAAAACATTCATCTGGCGCCAAAGCGGGTATTTCGCCTCGATGCGGCGCTGCGCTTCAGCCTTGACGTGAGCCGGGGTGACCAGGTTCTCAAACCGCATGGGCAATGATCCTGATCAACTGGTGCTGAAATGGAAACGCAGGCTCGACCTCGAACACGAACTCGCCCGGGATTGCCGTACAGAACTCAAACGGTTCATCTGCCGTGGCTTTGTAAACCTGCCCCAAATGCCGTACCGTGGCCCCATCTGGAAGCTGTGCTTGCACCAGCGTCTCACCGTCGGCCGGAATGGTGAACAGCGCCTCGGAAAAGACCTTGGGTCGCTCTACAATCTCGTCATCTGGCATGTAGTATTTGCTGCTGTCGGCTTGGTCATCGTTCCATGTGAACAGGACCAGCTTGGCGCTCGGCTCGATGCGGCCGAAGGGATGCTTAGCGTCTGACACTGCCGTCAAGAACGCCAACACCGCGCCGGATTTTCGGTTTTTTTTCACAAACTTGCGCATGGCTTACTTCTTCACCACCAGAGCGACGATAGAGCGGTTCTTGTGGAGCTGGTTCGCGCCTGCGACTTCCAGCGTGTAGTTGTGCGTCCCGACGGTAAAGTCTTCGATTATAAAGGGCACTGTCGCTTCAACTTCAACACCAGTGCCAAACCGGTGCGTCTTCTCCTGAATAGTAGAACCGAAACGTTTTAGGCGGATGGTGTGCTGACTGGCCGAATTTGTGTCAATCTTGTGAAAAGTGGTGACGGCAAAGATCAAAGCTTTGCATCCGGATGGAACGACTACGCTTGGCAACAGCGCAACCGTAGCGGGCATCGAGCGAACGAAGACTTCGCCATTGTCCATGTAGGAATAAGTATTGGTGATGGCGTTGTTGGCGATCTTGCCCGTGCCTAGACTTAGGTCTTGGATGACAGCGGTCTGGATGTAGACCACTCCGGACTGAATGAAAAATGGAGCGGTAAGGTAAGCGCCGGTGGAGCTTAGGAAGTAGAACTGATCGGCTTTGACCGCGAAGCGGCTAAGGCCGGTATTCATGATGTCAACGAAAAAGCCGGCCTCTCGCACCGCTGCGTTGACAGACGTTCTGACGACACCCCGGAGACGAGTGGTGACGCCAGCGACGCCAGATACCGCCTCGACGCCGAACAACCCCTCCGCCGTGCCGAATTCAGACTGAGCAACAGCCTGTGAGATCAGCGATGCCTGCGACTGCTGAGTGTTCGACAACGCCTGTAGCTGGGTGCCGACACTGGCCGAGTTCGTGTTGAACGCCGTGTTCAGGTTCTGGATGGCCGTAGCATTAGCCTGGTCGCCTTGAACCCGAGCAATGTTGGCGTTGGTAATGCCCGCGGTATTTTGGCCGACGGCAGCGTCAAGCGCCGTGATCTGCGAGGTGATGGCCGTGTCTGCAGAGACCAGCACAGCAATTTGCTCGGAGAACGTGGCTTGCACCTCCCCAACGACAACCTTGAGCTCGCGACGTTCTTTCTTGGCGGTTACCGCTCCATCGGTCGTGATGGTGGCGAGCCGCGCGATCTCTTCCCGCAGTTGCAGGATGCGCCCCGGCAGGCTGTCATCGATGCTTCCGGGCAGGAAGCCAAGGAAGCCTGCCAGCACATCGTTGATGGCCTTGATGTCGATCGTGCCAGCCCCGGGCCTTACCGTGCCAGTCAAGCCTGTGGCTTGCACCCAATCAGTCCACGGGAACTCGCGGCCGGGCAAGCTGTCCAGTTGCGCCCGCGCCTCGTAAAGCACCCCTGATTTGACACTGCTGGTCGACCAGATCGCACCATCGCCAACGCTGGCGTCATATTCTTTGCCCAGCGGCTCTTCGGTGCCTACCGCGCGGAACTCGATCCGCACACCGCGAACGGCAGGATCAAGGATAGGCGAATACTGGAAGATCAGCCCAGGCAGTTCCTCGCCACCGGCGCCAACAAACGGATATGGCGCGACCAACAGGTTGTAGACCTGTGTTTGATAGCCAGGCTCAACCGGCGGCCGGTCCAGTTCTTCGACGTCGTCTGCTGTCGAGGAGTCGGAATAGACGGCTGCACTCGTTTCCTCGAACTGCAGCGTCATCCGCATGGTTTGCAAATTGTGCGACGAGCCGACGATGCGGTAGGTCCGGCTGGTGATCAGCGGACTATCATCCTCCCAACCGATCCAGTCACCCACCTCGAGCAGCAAGTCCTTGATGTCGAGTGTCAGGCTTCCGCTGGCCTGTGTCCGGTTGGCAAAGAGTGCCTGCTTGGCCAGCAGATAGGCTTGATGGCTGTCGCGCACCTGCGGCAAGTCCAGCGCCATCATGGCAGACTTGCCATCAGCGGAGGTAAACTCCAGCGGCTCCAGGGCTGTGTAAGGCACAGGACGGTAGTCTGTGGCGTGCGTGTACGTGCCCTGCACGCCAGTGAACAATTGCCCCCCCGATCGCTTGGGCGAGTAGATCACCGCTTCTTCGGTCACGATGTCATCTGGCGTGATGGTCAGTACAGGCGTTTGAGCCCGACCGGCAAAGATTGCGATCTGCCCCTGCTTTTCAGCAAAGAACCCGCCCATGGCCTGGCACAGCGTCTGCAATACCTCGGCAGGCGTGGTCACATCATCAAAGACGAAGTTCGCGGCGTAGCGCTTGCGTTGCCCACCATCAGGGCGGCTGACGATCTGGTCGCACACGTTGATGGCGGTGATGAAGCTGTCGAAGTCCAGATCCGCTATGCCCAGGCCGGCTCCGAGCATGCGCTGCCCGTTCTGGTAGAACCCACGCGTAAAGTGGTAAGCGGCTAGAGCCGGATTATCGCTCCACTCCCATGTGGCTGGATTGCCGAATTGGTGCGATCCGACGCCGCCCACGCTTGGGTCTTTGCGGGGGTCGTATAGACGCTGCCCCTGCAGAATGTACTGAATTTCAGGGACGCCGTTGTAGAGCTCTTTGTTGCTGATCAGCGTGGCGACGACATAGCATTGACCAGCCAGGCGATGATCAGGCGTCCACACATCGCTGGTGGTCCAAAGCTCAGAGGACGACGGCTGGTTGGGGCGCCCATCGAAGAACGCCAGCTCCATGTAGATACCATAGCCATCGACTTCGAAGCGCTTGGTTTCTCCGCTCGTGGGCGCCTTGGGCGTGAGATTATGCAGCTTGCCGTTGACGTAGACGCCGATGATGCTTTCGCACCAGCCATCAGCCAGCACGTCTACGAGCTGCAGCTTAAAGGCATCCTCGAACTCATTGACGTGGACACGATGCCCACCGAGCAGAGTAATGCCAAAGGATCCGGAGCGGGCGACGCGCTCGCCGTAGCGGATCTCTAGTGGTTCGGTCTCGACCGGCTGGTTCTGACGCTCTTGAGGCTTAGGCCGCAATGCTTCAGCAACCCAGTTCAGCGCGAAACCGGCGGCAATCTGAAGACCCGCACCTAGTAAGGTGGCAGTGAAGGTGCCAGCAATCGCCGGGATCAGCGCACCAACCAGCGGGGCGGCATGGGTCGGCGCCGTCAGCGCTGTGGTCAGCGCCAACGCCAGAACTAAGCGTTTAAGCATTGGCTAGACCCTGAATACCTTGGTGAGGCTGCGAACTGGCAGGCGGAAGCTCGGGGCATCTTCGCCCTTGCCAACTGCTTGCCCGTCGATAATGACGGCACCGGCTTCGATGCCATTGCCTGCCAGCACGCCCAGATCGCCAGTCTGAGCCATCAACAGCGGCACTTCCTCGAAGTGCTTGGCCAGAATGACCGACAAGCCCCCGAGCCGCTTCAGTTTCGCCACGGCCGAACGCTTGCTCTTGTATCCACCCAAGTGCTTCAGCACTGGGTGGTGATCACCATGGCAAGCCCGGACAGCAGCAGCCATCAGCAAAACACAGTCAGCCTCGCCCCAGGCGAAAGGCTTGGCGAGTTCCACCGGCATGGCAGCAACAAAGCGCTGTTCCCAATCGGGCAGACGGATCACTCAGGCAACTCCACTGCGCGCGCAATGTTGGCCAGCAACTCATTGGCCTGCGCCAACCCTCGCGAGGCGTCCATCTGCTGCTGTGAGAGTGTCAGGATGAGATTAGACTGGTTGCCCAGCAACTCGCTCATCGCCTGCACCTGCTGCTCCAGCATTGCAATGCGCCGTTCGTGGGCATCTGAAACCAATTCACTGCGGCCTTGCGGTCCTGCCGCGCCAATATCCGTCATGCCTGCCCCCATTTGATGCCGCGCTGCAGTGTGGCGTTGAGAGCGCCAATGCCCTCAAGGCCACGATCAGTGGCGTCGAAGCGCTTCTGCGTTGATCCATTGCGATAGAGATTGCCCGGCCGCGCCAGATCGATTGCACGGGATTGGCAGCGGGCCTCAATGCGAGCCTCTGGCTGCTTCTGGTATGGAGCGGAATCGATGATGCCGCGGAACAGTGTCTGTGTGCCGATAATGGCGTAGCTGTCCGGATCAAGGATGGCGAGTTGTACCGTCACCGGCTTGAGGTGCCAGTCCTCATCATAGAGGGCTTCGAGCACATCAGGCGTAATGCCTTTGTCCGGAGAGGCGGCAAGCGAGATCGTCAGCTCAGAGACCGAACCATCGTTGCGCTGCTCGATCGATGAAACTTCGATGACCGATCCACTGGCATGATAGGTCACGCCGTTGTGGACGCGCGATCCAAGGCCGGTCCAAAACCCATATGTTCCTGAACCAAACTCGAAGGTGTAGAGCGCCGCTAGTGCACCCTGCCCTGTGTTCAGAGCGGTCTGGACAGATTGTGAAAGGGACAGCGCCATCAGAAGGCTCGCGAAGTGGCGGAGAAAGAGACCGAGCTAGGTAGCAGGCCCCGTGTAGCGTCGTGGCTGTCCAGCACGAACTCGCCCTTGGGCTTGTTGAGCCGCACCAGTGATCCCGTGACGAAATGGCTGGAAAGGGGTGGCTCGAAGGATACGGCTGCAACGCCACCACCACTGGCAACGCTGTCCTGCACAACGCGGTGAAGGCTGTAGCGACCAGATCGCTCAAAGCCGAGATAATCCCCTGCCGCGAGGCTAAACCCACCTGGCAGCCCTGAGATGGATACCTGCCGGGGATTGGTGATCACCGACAGGCTTGCGGTCCCTGTGTGGGTAGGATGGGCAAGCGGAGCCAGTCGGCCGCCGTCGTAGAGCAGAAAACTCTTGGCACCGCCTCGCAGCGCATCAAAGAAGGCCAGCCACCGATAAAGCTCTTCCGGGGTATGCGGAGGCGTGCTGATTTCCGCAACCCAATATGCCGGACCTATCTCACGAGCGAAGCTTGCCGCGCCGGTACGGGTCTTTGCGACCATCGGAACGATCTGAAATCTAGTGCTGACAAAGCGATCAAACGGCAGATTAAGGGGATAGGAGAGCGCCATTCTACCCCCTCAGCCCCAGCGGACCTGATTGCCTGGTCTGCGCCATAATGCCTTGGACACGAGGCTTCATCTGACCGTCGTATGCCTTGACTGCCTGAGCAGTGACACCACCGGAAATTTCTTGCACACGGGCCTCGAACATTTCACCGGATTGGACCACGACGACAACTTGCCCACCGCCGTCGCGCAATTGGCTGTTTGGGATGACTTGAGAACCTCGCGGTAGATTGACGAGTTCCGGGCCACGCTCACCGACCAAAGCCAAACCACCGGGCGCAAAGTTGGTGCCGTTGGCAAAGCCCGGGATGCTGAACCCACCACTGCCGAAACCTGAGAACAAGCCGCCGATCAGCGCCTGAAAGCCCTGTTGGATCGCCATATCAGCTAGTGACTTGATGAGATCGCCGACCGCTTCAACAGCGGTTTTAGAGCCGTCGACCACGCTGCTGAAAACGTTGGCCAAGCTATTGGACAATGTCGAAGCAAGCTGACTGCCCGAGTTCTCTGCCTCTTTGAAAGCTTCTTGAGCCTGAAGAACAGCACGGTTGTAAGTGTCTTGGTCAATGGCACCTTGTTGGAGAAGCCCGTTCAGGCGTTCCACCTCAAGTGCATAAGCCTCTGCTGGCGTGCGGGTGGAGGTGAAGACTGCCTGCCCCTCTTGCATGGCCGCATCAAGCGCAGACGTGCCACTTGCTGCGCTGCTTGCAGCGCCTCCAACATCGTTCAAGGTAGTCGATAGTTCCGTCAGCACATCTACAGAGGATTGCACATCCTGGATCAGCTGTTGTGCGCCGCCACTCGCCGGAGGGAATATTCCGCTGTAGATGCTATTGACGTCAGCCCCAGTGTTGCCCGCGCCAAGCTGGCTTCGAAGTATCTCTCTCGCCTCGTCAGGCGAGTTGAACTTAATAACGCCTTTGCCTGCGCCGTTACCGCGATCAATTGGATTGCCGAACATGTCGTTGTTGTTCAGCCAGGACATGGAGTTCTGCAGAGCTGCGAACGCGCCAACCACGGTGTTGATGGCATCGACAGCGGCCGCCATAGCGTTCACGATTGCGGTCCCGATCGTTTGAGCGCTAGCAGCGAAGCCTGGATCGGAAAGCTTGTTTCCAAGATTATTAAGAGCTGGCAGTGCTCCTGCCATGATCTTGTTGATCACACCCTGAAATGTCGCACTCAGCCGGTCCAGCGTGTCGTTGAATTGTCCAGCGGCGTTAGCCGTGTTGCCAGAGATAGTGACCCCAAGACGATCCGCTTCAGCAGTCAATGCGCCAATGCCGGCAGCGCCCTGGTTCAAAAAAGGGATAAGCTCAGCACCAGACCGGCCAAACAATTGAACAGCCAGCGCCGTCTTGGTGGCACCATCTTCGAACTGAGCAAACTTCTCCGCGACTTGGATCAGAACTTCGTCGGAGGATCGAAGCGTACCATTGGCGTTCTGGACGCTTATACCCAGTGCGTTGAAAGCCGTAGCGACGGGACCAGCGCTGCCTTGGGCAACTGTGAGCATGTTCTGTGAGAGTTTACGCAGTGCTGTCCCGAGCGTGTCTGTGCTCGATCCTGACATTTGGGCAGCATAGCCGAGCCGGGTAAGTGCCTCGACAGAAACACCAACAGACTGGGCCATTTCGCCCATCTTGTCGGCATTGTCGATCGCACCTTTGACGGCATAGCCAAGAGCAGTACCGGCGGCTGCAGCAGCTGTTGCGACAGCAGCCAGACCAATGCCCGCTGCCTTGGCGAAGTTGCCCAAACCAGCCGACGCTTTTTTGAGCCCAGTCTGAAACTCAGCACTGTTGAGGCCAAGGTCAACGCGAAGAGCGCCAATCACAGCTGCCATGTTACTTTACCTCTTCAGGGTGGCGCGCTAGTGCTGCCGCAAATGCGGAGGCGACATGCGTATTCTTCTTGCGATTTTCGGAGTTCTTGGGCTGCTATTGTTCGGTTTCAGCGTAGCCAACATGCGAAGCGACATTCAGGTAATCTTGGCAGCCGTGGGGCTGTTTTCAGCCATGATCCTATTTGGGCTTTCAGAAATTCTTCGAGTAATGAGGCGTTAGTGTCGCCGCGCTGCCATCCACGCTCTCGCAATCGCAAGCTGTTGCTCACCTGACTGCTGTGCCCGTTTTGTGTTCGATATGAGCAGGCGATCAAGTTTCGGGATTTTCTTCATGAGCGGAATCGTCGCCGTGAAGTAAGCCTGGGTGGTGCGCTCGTTTCGCTCATGGATACGGCGATCTGAAGCTGCCTTGAACACCATGGACAATTGGCGTGGGGTCAAACGCCAGAAGGCACTTTCGTCAAAACTGACGGCCGACATGTAACTGACTAGGAGGCTTTCCCAGTCCCAGCCCGACCCCTCTTCGGAGAAGGGCTTTCCTTACCCTCCGCAGGAGGGAATGCTGCCTGCAGCGCCTCGCCAACGTGTTTGATGGTGGGCTGGAGACGAGCCTCCGCCATGATTTCGCCGGCGCGCAGAAGGTCAATGTCGGGGTGATGCTCGCGCAATGCGCCCCAAAGAACCGCCCGCACACTGCCAGCCTTCAAAGTCTCGACATTGTTGAAGGCATTCGCCAATTGAACAATGCCGAGGCCCGTCAAGTCCTCGACTTCGATCAGCTGATTGATGGACAGGCGAAGCCGGTAAGTCTTGTCACCAACCGGGAAGTCCACCTCCCCTTTGACTGGGTTAGCCATTATGGGGTTGTGCCCCAGGTTTCAGCGCCAGAGACAGCCACCGTTATGGTTGCCGTCATACGATCATCGATCGGGATGACCTTGCTGAAACCGATGATTGACGCATCATAGGTCAGCGTCACGCCGCCTGGGAAGGTGATGCGGTGCTGAACAGTGTCGCCAGATGCAAACAAATCGCGGATCAGCACGTCAGTGTCAGAGCCCGGCACCCAGTTGATCTCGAAGCTCGCTTCGCCATTATCAATAAGGCCGGAGATGTATTCCCGGCGCCGGCCTGGGCTCTGCATGTGGGTGGCATCGACGCGGTCTGCCGTTGCCTCACCGGGCGTGATGTTGATCACCTCTGCCACTTCCACGAAGGCGGGCGTCGTGAGGCTCGTATCGAAAATGGCATACTTGCTGCCGTAGGCGATGGCCGCTTCAGTCATTGAACTTCTCCAACAATGTCAGGAAAGCGCCAGCCCATCGGCGCAATTGGGCTAGATCAGGCCGGAGCCCAATGGATGATGTAGTCCCGGCTGTCTGTGAACCAGATGGTGGTGCTGTCCTTATCGAACCTGGTGCGCTGCCCCTGCTGGAACACACCTTGGAACTTGAAGCCTTGGAATGTGCCGGAATAGCCGGATAAGAACGCCTCGACCTGTTCGGCAATAGCGCGAGCCTTGGCCGCTGTTTCGCCGCGGCAGTCGAACTGCACACGAGTAGCAACATAGCCAGAGGCGCCAGCCATAGTATAATCGGTAACGCCACTGATGACGTACATCACAATGCTGCCCTGAGCCGATCCTTGGGGCAGCACATCCCACTGGATGCGGTTGCCCACCAGGGTCGCTAATGGGGCATGGGAGAGCAGCAGTGGCGCTAGCTTGGTCTGCATTACTTCGCCCTCAGTGCCTTTCGCGCAGCAGCCTTGGCCGCCTTTTCAATGCCAAGCCAAAGCTCATCGCCAATGCGGTCTTTGACCTGTTCCTTGGTCTGATCCCAAGCTGGCCTCATGAACGGCTCCGGCGCATTGCCGTCGCTGCCAAACTCACGCAGATGACCTTGCGGCCGGCTATCCGGACCGATGAACCGCTCTTGCTCCGCTGCCTTGGTGTGCTCGGACTTTTGGCGCTTGCTCAGCGTACCAGAGACGTCGATGCTTTCGGCCAATCCGCCACTATCGCGCGGCGCCAGTGCTCTTGCTGCCCTAGCGGTAATCTCGCCAGCATTGTCGAGCGCGACACGGCCGAGGGCACGGCGCTTTGTTGGCGTGAACTGATTAAGTGCCGCGTCCAGTTCTTTCCCGCCAACGAAGTCGACGCGAACCTTCATGGCGTCGGCACCAGCGTGTCATTCTGCCGGGATGCGGTGATCTCGACGCCTTCGCGGCGCTCGAGCTCTTTCGTGCCTTCGATCTCGTAAACTTGGCCGTCATAGACGATGCGATCTGCGCCAGTGATCGTCTTGGTCACGCTGTCCCAACGCACTTGGAAGCGGGTTGTTACCGTCGCACCGACTTCAGCAGCACGGATCTTCTCGCCATCACTCACGTCCTTCTTGGACGCCCAACGCTTGGCCAATTCGGCCCAGGCAGTGACCGGCTCGTTGTCCGAGTTCTTGGTCGTGTTCGCCCGCTCAATAGTGATGCGGCGATCGAGCTTGCCTGACTCCATCACACACGCAACCAGCGATATGGATTGATCAACGTGCGAGCGGACGCCGGCAGAGTAGCCTCGGCAGCGCCTGACCGGTTGTCGTACATGGCAGAAATCGCCATCAGGGCAGCGACCTTGAACGTGGCCTCCTTCCCAAATGGAACCAGGGAGATGTTGCAGTACTGGAGTACCTGCTGCTCGGCAGCATCCATCATGGCCCCGATGAGCGTGTCGTCATCACTGCTTTCAACCTTCAGGTGCGCTTTGACCTCACCGATCGTATAAAGCGGGCCGAGAGTGGCGATGACGACATTGCCCATGGTTTATTCGCCCTTCTTTTCGTCGGGCTCGTCCGACTTTACGTCCTGGCCCTGCTCGCGCAGGTTGTCGACCACTGCCTCAGCACCAGTCTTGGTCGGATCGTTGAAGTCGATGCGGTTCTGGTCGACGGTCGTTCCCTTGCGCGGGTTGTCGTCAACGGCCGGGTGGCTTGGGTCGATGTCCGATGCCTCCTGGATTGGGGCGCCAGAGGGATCGAAGTCCGTGGCACCAGGAATGTTTGCCTGCTCCGAGCCCTGACCGGGTGCAGGAGTGGCTGGGGTCTGCTTCTTCACGGCCATAATGGCCTCCTAAAGCTCTGTTGCGGGGTGCAGGAGGCGGGTTGCCCCGCCGCCCTTAGTTATGCGTTGGCGCCGATCTTCAGAGCGCGCATGGTCTCGGGGTTGTCGAGCCCGCCACCGACGCGTTTCGTGGTGTAGAAGTGCACGAAAGGCTTGTTGGTGAAGGGATCGCGAAGCACGCGGATGCCGACACGATCGATCACCAGGTAGGTCTGGTACATGTCGCCATAGAGGGCAGCGATATTGCCGGCGCCGACAGCTGGCATATCCGGAATGTCGACAATGGCCTCGCCAGCCAATGTCGCTGGCTGTCCCGCCTGGAAGCTTGGCTGCCAGAGGTAGTTGCCCTGCCCGTCCTTGAGCTTGCGCATTGCCGCCTGCGAACCGCGTGCCGTGTAGAGTTTGGCATTCGCGCGAAACTCGCTGGGCAGATCGTAGAACAGATCAATGAACCCATCAGCGGTGAACGCAGCGGCAGAACCACTGTTGACCACCTTGATGGCACCCCATGGGTGGCGAGCAGCGTTAGCGGCACCTTCGACATAGGTCAGGATGCCGTGCGGCTTGTTCACGCCGTTGCCGGACAGAAAAGCAATGCCTTCCTGACGAGCGAACTCCGTATCGACTTCATCGGCCAACCAAGCCTCGAGGTCGATTGCAGCGTCGTCAAGCAGCTGCTGAGAGATTGCAGGGTTGGCGTAGATCTCACCCAGAGGGAAGTCGAGCGATCCGATCTGGGGCGTAGACGTCGCCGGACGTGCTGCAGTTTCACCGACCCAGCCGGAACCGACCGCACGATCGGTATAGAGGCGCTTAAACCCGGCCACTGTGGTGCTGATCACCCGAGCGTTCGCACGAATGGGCGAAACCTGCTTGAGCTTGCCGGTGATGGTACGATCCCACTCCACAGGAGCAAGGAAGCCGCCATCGGCGTCGGTGCCCTTGGTCATTGCGGCCTGGACATCATGGCCAGCGTTGTCGCCCTTGCGCATGTGAGCCTTAAAGGCTTCCACATAAGCAGGATCGGCGGGCAGATCACCAATGACGCCATGACCGACACCAGCAGCCGCGATCTTCGCGTTGAGGTCATCGACAACGGTCTGGAAGTTGCCGACAGCAGCATCAATGCGAGAGACCTTCTCGTCGAGCACGGCGTCAGCCTTGCCCTTCAGCTTCTCGTCGTGGGCTGCCTTGAACTCTTCGAATGCGCGGTTCAGCGCATTGATCATCGCAGTAGGTTCGTTGTTGTCAGCGCGAACGCCAACAGCAGTGACAGCGCGCGGCAAAGGGGCGAGCGCCGTCGAGCTCGCCAGAAGGGCAAGCGCGGGGAAATGCTTCATAATAGTCCTCTTAGGATTGAAGCGTTGCTAGGAGGCCGGATAGACCCGACCAATCGGCGCCAGCGCCAGGCGTGGCATCATCTTGGGCAGCGCCTGGCGTGCCCTTGATCTTGTTGATGCGGGCGCGCGCTTCGGAGCGCGTGTTCCCCGCAGAAACCAGTTGAAGCTCCATGGCACGGAGGTCATTGACCTCACGATCACGCGCCTGAGCTTTGTCATCGACCTTCATGGCATCCGCGCCAAGCAACGCGTCAGCAAAGCCGCGATCGATGGCTGTAGAGCCTGACATGAAGGTTTCATCGTCCATCCACTTGGAGATATTCTTGGCATCTTGCCCAGAACGCTGTGCATAGACATCGACCATGGCTTGATCGAAAGGCTCAAGGAACTCAGCCGTCTCACGCATGTCATGCCGGTTGCCCATCGCAAGCACCCAACAGTTGTGGATCATGATAAAGGACGCGGCGCCAACCTCGATGGTGTCGCCGGCCATAGCGATGATCGATGCAGCCGACGCCGCCATTCCCATAACTTTGACGGTGATTGGCTGGGGATGTTCGCGCAGCACGTTATACACCGCGATGCCTTCGAACATGTCGCCGCCGGGCGAGTTGATCTGCACCTCCACTGGACGATCACCGATCGCTCGCAGCTGAGCCGCTACCTTTTTTGCTGTGATACCGCCACCGGACCAGAAGTCCTCGCCCACCACGTCGAACATGGTGATCACAGCATCGCCTTGCTCCAGCGCCGCAGGCCGGACGCCAGCGGCATCGGCTGACCACTTCTCGAATACCTGAGGTTTCGTCAGCGCCGACACATCTCGGCTGGCAGGCAATGGCATAGCGCCAGGGCGAGCCTTGGCATAGACGCGCAGGTTACGATTGGCCATCTTGGCCTCCGTTGTCGTTGACAGGCTTGGCACCCATGGCGCCCTTGCTGACGGTATCTCCATCAGCGGTTTCAGGCATGTCTTGGATGTCGCGAACCTCGTTCTGAGACATCCAACCTGGCGCACCACCTGCGCCGAGGGCCTTGGCAAAGAAGTCGGCCTGGTCCTTGGTAGAACCTCGCAGCAACGCTCCTGGATTGAACTTGACCGAATAGTCATCCTTCTCGGCACCGACCAGAAGCGACCGCTCAGCGGCTTGCTGCCATGCTTCGAACCAAGGGCCGAGAGCGTACTGAACAAAGAAGCGTCCAAGCGCCTCAATGCCAGAGCCCCAGCTGGTTTCGTCGACCATCAGAAGTGGGCGGGGAACACCAGTGACGCGGGCGATTTCCTCGACTTGCATCTTGCGAAATTCGGTGAGTTGAGCGTCGCGGGCGTTCTGCCCGATGTTCACCCACTCGAGGCCCTCTTCACCGATCAAGGTCTTGCCGGCGTTTTCTGCGCCTTCCTTCTCGGCCATGCTCTGCTTGAGCCGTTCGAAGGCTGGATCGGACAGCTTGCCCGGATGCTTGAGCATGCCCCCCACGAAGGCACCATTCTTAAACAGGCGCCCAGCTGCCAGTTCAGCGCTAATTGAGAGCCCAATCGCGTCCCGCGCTTGCTTCACCAGCGATAAACCGCTGATGCCATCCAACGACAGACCACGAAGGTGGAAGATGTCTTCTGAGCGGTAGATGCGGTGCCCACCCTTGCCGGGCTCATACTTGTAGTTGATGGACCAGTCTGCGTTCTGGATGAGGGTGATCTTATCTGGATCGAGCGGCACCAGCCGCGAGATCTTGGTCACGCCAGAGCGGACGTCGACTGACCTAATTATGAGGGCATAGGCGTTGCCCTTCACCAAGGCCCGCAGTTGCATCAGCGTCCGGAAGTCGAAGGCGGTTTGATAGTTGTTCGGCTCACGATGGAGCAGGCGGTAGACCGGATGACCTGTCGCCTTCTCTTTGGTCTCCTCGTTGATCACCTGTAGCGGCAGCATCCCGATCGCATAGGAGATCAGGGATACAGCTCGGAACAACGATGTGTTCCGCATAGCGCTCTCGACATTTACAGTCGCGCCAGACGCGGAAGCATTGCCGTCGCGCATCAGCTCGATCAGCCGCGGATCATCCATCGAAATGAACACACCACCCTGCCCGACGTCGGCGCGAGGCTCTTGGCGCGCTGCGGCTGTTGTGTCACGGCGGAAAAAGTCGAAGATGCCCATGCGCTAGATCATCCTCATTCCGCGTTCTTCGTAGACAGAGGGACCGCCCTGCGCCTCAGGATTCCGGACCATCACCGTCACAGCGTTGAACAAGGCCATCATCGGGTCGATCTTCGCATCACCAGCGTTCTGCTTAGTCGCTCGGATCGCCGTTGCCGTCGCTTCAATCTTCAGATTGCCCACGCACCAGGCCATCATGGGCGAGGCGGCATGCTTCAAAGTCCCATTCGCCAAGCGGCGCTCAGTCGTCTTGATGGCATTCATCATCATAATGCCTTGAGGGGCACCAATGATCAGGCCATCTTCGGCTGTGACACCGATCTCTGCCAGTTGCTCGACCATCTCACCTAGCCCGGCGGCGTCGGCTGCCACGCAAGCCAGAAGGCCGCGCTCCTTCACGTCCCGGATGATCTCGACAATTGCCGAGATGTCCTCGAGCTCGTCATTGACGATGGTCAGTTCGCCGGCCCGCTTGAAATCAAGCAACCGAGCGGCAATGCTTTTGCGGCGCTCCAAAACGCCTTCATGTGCCCAGGCATGGGTCCACGACATCCATTCCTTGCTGACCTTGTGCCGGCCAACCAGCGTCAGCCCGTACAAGTCATCGAGCCCGCCGCCGTCGATCCCCGGCACCACCACCTCGCACATGTCGAGGAAGGCGCTCAGATCTTCCAGCTTGCAGCCGATGTCTGCTGTTTCGCCCTTTTTCCAGTAGTCGGCACCTGGCCAGCGGTTCGCCCGCAGGTTCATGCCGATCTCGACATTCAAGTGCTTGGCTAGGAACGTCCTGCGAGCATCTGGATCGGCAGCCTTTTTAAGTTCGTCCTCTAGCCACTCTTGGTCGACCGATCGGCCCATATTTGGATTGGTGACGTAGAAGTTTTCCGGCTCCAAGTATGATTCAGCAGCCAGCATCTTGGGCGGGAACTCGTACAGCAGCCCGAAACTCTTTCTGTCCTCAATCTTGCCGTCACGAATGTCGCGGTAATAGTCCAGTTTCGCCTTGAACACGCCAGCCGGCGGCTCATCGCTCTGCGTCGACAGGTAGATGACGAACCCTTCAGGACGCGAAACCAGGCCGCCGGTTGCCTCCCGCAGCATTGCATCAGCATGCGGACGCTTGCCGAAGACCCAGAGCTCGTCAACGAGCACCCTGCCCGCCTTCTTGCCTGACACCGTGTCGGTATCGGCTGCCACAACCTTCAGCGCCGCTTTGTTGACCCGATGAGTGATGGTCCGCAGGTGGTCCTGGACGTGCAGCAAGGCTTCCAGATCCGGATCGGCGCGGACCATTGCGGCCGCAGGCTTGAAACTGTTCTGCGCCACCTCAATCGTCGGGGCTAGGATCAGCAGTTCTTCCGAGTTGCGCCAGTTGAGCAGCAGCGCCGTGACCATGATGCCGGCGGCGATAGTGGACTTGGAGTTCTTCTTGGAAATCAACAGGAAGAACTCGCGGATCATCTGCCGACCGGTCTCTTGGTCATATGCGCCGAAGATCGCAGCGACAAAATCAAACACCCACTGCTCGCAGGCCTCGCCAAAGGTGGGGCTGTTCGCCGCGTCCACGATGCGAAGCTCCTTGAAGATGCGAACCGCCTCTTCCGCCTCGTCAGGAAACAGCGGCTTGAACGGCACGAGGCTCCGGCCAGTGACTATGCGGCGCTCCCAGTCCGGCAGCGCAGTTGTCCATTCCTTCATTTGGTGTTGTCGTGAACCAGGCGCGGCGCTTGCCGCATGCCAAACTTGTTCGCCACGCCTTCAGCTGCCCGCTGACGTTCGGCCTTCTTGCCGTCTGGCGCCGCGGCCTCATTGAGCGTCTTCATTGCCGTGGCCAGATTCTTGAGCGTCGAGGCCCGTTCGCTAAGCGACAACGCCTTCAGCAAAGCCTGCCGACGGCGCGGATCGCTCTCTTCGGTGCAGATCATGTCCTCGAGCTCGCCGGCATGAGACGTGACCGAATCCAGTTCATCCAGCATCCGGCCAGCAATGCCGCGCGCCCGATCGCCCAAGTCTTCCGGCTTCACCGATGGTGGCGGGATGATCTCGGCAGTGACGGTGCGCTGCGCCTTGGCCTGGGCAAACGGTCCTTCAGGCTTTGCCTTGCGCTCCCACCCTTCAGCCTTCGCCTTCTTGTGGATTGCGGTGTCGCTGACCCCGTACCACCGGGCAATCTCACGAACGCCCATGACACCGGCGCGGTAATCGCGCTCGATGCCTGCCCAGTCTATGGCCTTGCTTTGCTTGCCTTTAGCCAATGGTTTGCACCTTGGTTTGCAGTTGCAAACTCAACAAGAGGAAAAAATCTCTGTGTGAGGAAGCCGCGGGTCCGGGAGGAGAGGGCCTTGAGGACTTTCAACCGCCCCCCCGCCCAGGTTAAGCTGCCCGCTTGCCGGTCAACCGTTCTGCGATCGCTTCGATGCGGTCAGCATATGAGCCCTTCTTGCGGAGCTCATCGAGTTCTTCGAGTTCCTTCAGCACAGCAACCAGCCACTGGCGCCGTACTGCGACCTTGGTGTCTGCGTCGCCTTGAGCGATCTTGCGGAGTGCATCACGATCAATGGCCACTTGCTCGCTCCTGTGCCTGCGCCTCGCTATCGTGCCATTCCTTTGACACAGCTTCGAGGTTACCGATCGACCAGAACAACTGCTCATCGCCCTTGTGAGGCACCTTATGGTGGACCACTGCGCTGTTCGGTGCTGGTGCCTTGCCGCTAAGGACAACGCCTGTGTGCTGGCAGGTGTAGAGGTCTCGGACCAATACCTGCTGTCTCAAGTCCTGCCACCGCTTGGACTTGTACCAGGCACGCACTGTCGCATCAGGACTGTAGCGCTTGTCTCTGATCTCTCTAGGTGTGGAGAGCCTTGGAGGAAGCTTGCTCAACCTGGGCTTGAGGGTGGTAAGCTTGGGCATTGAGCAAATGACCGCATGAAAGTAAACTGCAACGGCAGAGGCAAAAACGCATAGAGGAGATACCTATGCAACTGCTGCACGGCACCGAATGCCTAGCTAAACTCCATTTCGCCTTTCCTTACCGGATTGGCGCCGAATGGGTGACTTGGGTAAGCGAGCCTGAAATATTCTGGTCGCAGGAACTACAGCGCCTTGCTGAAGCTGCGGGAGTGCCAGAATAGAAGATTAGGTATTCGGTAGTGTCTCATTACTAAACCGCAGAACAAAAGCCCGCCGGAAGTCACCTGGCGGGCTACATCAGACACTAGTCTGAAAAGCGCGTTAACTGCACACCACGGCCGGCACGCCAGTATTTGCAAATTATGCTGACGAGGGCCTCTGTTCAAAACTACCCCAGACGTGCCAAAAAGACTCACCGCTTGTCGGTTCGATCATTTGGGGCAGAAAATGGCAAAGAAGCGAAAGATAGCTGCGGTTCTCACCGCACTGACACTGACAGGAAGCATGGCGTACGGCCAAACAGTGGAATGGACCTTGGATAACCAGTCTAGCCACAATATCAATTACATTTACTTGTCGTCACCAGATGCTGAAGATTGGGGCGAAGACATCCTGGGAGAGGGCTATATTGTTGCAGCAGGCGAAAGCAGCAAGGTCACTATCAGTGACACCGAGGGAAACTGTATTTTTGACCTTCAGCTGATCATGTCAACGAAACAGGTGATCGAGGATCTGGCCGTGGATCTATGCGGCGGCTCCACCTACACGCTGTCAGACAAGCAATAGCTTCCACGGTGGCCGTACCTGCTGAGCACGGAAGGCGCTTGGCAGGTGCTGCTATGGTGAACGTGAGCCGCTGGCAGTTGGTGTGCGAGTGCAGACTGGCAGCGAAATGCAAAAGGCCGGCTGAAGCGTGCCCTGTTTCCTGTGCGACAACGATTCCTTGCCAGGCGGTCTAACAGCGTTGGGACGGCTTCTGACTCACGATTCTAATTCGGGCAAGGTTTGCCGTGCCAAAGTTCTATCGAAAACAAGAAGCAAGTCGACGCGACGAGCGGGTCACGTGCCTCGCCTGACTCATAAGCGTCGTCTTATATCAAGCTGATCAGATGCTTTTCTTGCTGGAACGGTATTTCGTCATTTCCGCAGAATTGATGCTGTTTCTGAGGCGTAGTTGGCCATCAAGTCGGTGGTTGCGGCTAACATGATGTCGAAACGGCTCTTTGGAGGCGTCTCAGGCGGCGTCTGCACCTTTCTGACGACACTGGAGCGAGGACCGGCCATACGGTGCCCCAAAGCGTGCGTAGATGCCTGTAGAATGTTTCGGGCAACCTGCCAAGTCACACCGAAGCGCTCGCCTATGGCAAGTACGTCGACGCGGACGCAATCGGCGCCTTCTGGCTCGCCTGAAGCGATGCAGATGGCAACGAAGTCGATGTGGTCCTGGGTGATCTGCATGTTGTCCGTTTCCACAATTTTTTCCTGTTGCCGCATATGCGTGGCTCAGGATGCCTAGGTCCTGCGCTCGGTATAGCGACTAGCCGGTGCGTATATCAGCGGTGAGGTGCTTCTGGGCCTGGAAATAGATTAGGAAGCTAAGATCCATAAAGTAAGTGACGTAATCAAGTTGATCACGGTGTAGGCGCCAAGAAGCAGTAGCGTTCCAACGAAGAAGTTGAACCATCTTGGGTAGATTTGCTGACTTTTGAAAGCGAGGGGCTTACCTGGATACCCTTTGCACCGCACATGCATGAGGTTGGGATGTTCTTCGTTCAAAGAGAGCAGGCTAAAATTAATGCCTTCCTTAGGATTTAGCCTTGAAACCGTGAGTATGTACCTGTTGTCCGGTTGACGAACTACGGTCGTTGGTATGTGTGGAAACCATTCAATATGCTGGGGACGCCAGTTGAAAGCGAGCTCAACTTCTTCTGCAATTGCAGTGCCCGAGTTCTCCAACCAGATTGTACGCGATCGATATACTTCGTGACGAGCTATCGATGCAGGGTCAGCCAGTGATGGCTCACTCGTCGCAACAGTAACGACTTGGTGGTCAGTAGCTGGTACTAGGAACACCGTGTCGGAGGTTATACCCCAACGAAGGCGGGGCTTAGCCGCGAAAACCTGCAGGGCGACCTGCAAAATTAAGCCTAGCCCAAAAGTTAGCAACGCTGCTAGAACCTGGGGATACTCTAGTAGCCATGCAAGCGCCTGGGCCAT